TGGTAACGCGCGACCCCGAAACATTCCTAGCGACAGATTAAAAAAGGGCATTTCGTTTTATTATGGACATCAAAACGGTAGACATTGAGAAAATAATTCCTTATGCGAAAAATCCACGCAAAAATGATGCAGCGGTGGGTAAGGTTGCGGCATCTTTGAAAGAATTTGGATTTCGCCAACCAATAGTCGTTGACGCTGAAATGGTTGTAATTGCTGGACATACGCGCTTGGCGGCGGCACGCAAGCTAAAACTAAATCAAGTGCCAATCCATATTGCAACCGACCTAACGGCAAACCAGATCAAAGCGTACCGCATAGCTGACAACCGCGTCAGCCAAGAGGCGAAATGGGATGATGACTTGCTGGCGTTAGAATTAGCCGATCTTGATCTGGAAAACTACGACCTTGGGCTGACCGGCTTTGATGATGACGAACTTGCGGCGTTAATGGCCGAAGCGGTAACAGAGGGGCTAGTTGACGAAGATCAAGTGCCACCGGAGCCAGAAACACCAGTAAGCGTTCTAGGCGATATTTGGCAGCTAGGGCGGCACAGGGTTATGTGCGGGGATAGCACCAGCATCGATGCCGTTGATCAATTATTGATAGCAGAAAAAATTGATTTAATTTTAACAGACCCGCCATATGGAATTGGCTATGGCGGGTCAATGAAATTAGGCAGCGAAAAATTTGGCTGGAAACAACATAGCGGTGGATGGGATGAAGAAAGGCCATCAAAAGACTTGTTCGATTTGTTGCATAGTGTTTGTGAAAATTTGATAATATGGGGTGGAAACTATTTTGCTGATATTTTGCCACCATCAATGGGTTGGTTAATTTGGGATAAAGGGCAACGGGGGTTTTCTTTAGCGGATGGTGAAATGGCTTGGACATCTTTCAATAATGCTTTAAGGATTAAAGAATATTCTAGAGCATTGGCAAACAAAGAAGAAAAACATCACGCAACACAAAAGCCAATTGAAATTCTTGAGTGGTGTCTAGAATATGCAGATAGACATTCAAAAAAAACAAATCATATGATTTATGATGCTTTCGGCGGCAGCGGCTCAACTTTGATTGCGTGCGAGAAAACTAACCGGCAAGCTAGGCTGATGGAACTTGACCCCAAATATGTGGATGTCATTGTAAAACGATGGCAAAACTTCACCGGCTTAATAGCTATTCACGAAAAAACCGGCAAAACCTTTAACGAGATGAACAATGGCTCCGACCACGTTTCCGCTTGATTTTATAAGCAAGTTATTAGATTTGACCCCACGCCGCGTGCAACAGCTATCGGCAGAGGGTGTAATCCCAAAAGCAGAGCGTGGCCGATACGAGTTAGTGCCAGCCATCCAAGGTTATATCCGTTATCTTAAAGAGCGATCGATCAAAGCAGACACCAGCGGCGATGATTATAACGCGCACCGCACCAGATTGACAAAAGCGCGAGCAGATTTGGCAGAAATGGAAAAAGAGCAAATTAGAGAACAACTTATACCGGCTGGCGATGTGGAGCGTGCTTGGATCGATGTCAGCCAGAATATGCGGCAAAAGCTGTTAGCCTTTCCGCAGCGGGTGGCTCCCGAAGTTTATGCCGCTGAAAAACTGATTGAAGTAAAAAGCATTTTGAAAGATAACATTTACGATGCACTCAAAGAAATCAGCGAGGTCGAAGTCAGGGTCACTCAACCTTTGCGTGGCACCGAATCTGGCGAAGATAGCGCAGAAAACACTAACCAGCCTAGCCCCGCCGCCTGATCTTGCCATTGATGAATGGGCAGACCAGTATCGCGTGCTTTCGCGCGAAAGCAGCGCAGAGGCCGGTAAATGGTCAACTGACCGCGCACCATACCAGCGCGGGATGATGCGTGCCATTTCCGATCCGGCGACAGAAACGATAGTTTTTATGACCGGCGCACAGATTGGCAAGACTGAAATTATAAACAACGCCATCGGGTATTATATATCGCAAGACCCTTCTCCCATTCTCGTTGTGCAGCCAACTTTGGATATGAGCAAGATGTGGAGTAACGACAGGCTTGCGCCTATGCTGCGGGATACGCCAGCCCTAAAGAACTCGGTGAAAGACCCGCGCAGCCGCGACAGTGGGAATACCTTGCTGCAAAAATCGTTCGTTGGTGGATATATTGCTATTGTCGGGGCTAATTCACCGGCTGGTCTGGCATCAAGGCCGGTGCGGTGCGTTTTCTTTGATGAGGTGGACAGGTTCCCGCACTCAGCCGGTACAGAGGGTGATCCGATTGATCTGGGTCGGAAAAGAACATCAACCTTTACATATAATCGTAAAATCGTAATGGTTAGCACCCCAACCAACAAAGGCGCGTCCAGAATTGAAGCCGCCTATGAAGAAAGCGACCAGCGGCAGTATCACGTCCCCTGTCACGACTGCGGTCACAAGCAAGTCCTTAAATGGGGACAAGTGCAATGGGAAAAGGATAAACCCGAAACCGCCAGCTATATATGCGAAGGCTGTGGCAGCGTATGGGATGACGCGGATCGTTATCGCGCTGTTAGGGCTGGTGAATGGGTTGCACAAAACCCAGACCACAAAATAGCTGGTTTCCATTTAAGCGGCTTATATAGCCCTTGGACACCGCTTGCTGATGCTGCGCGTGATTTTTTGGTTGCCAAAAAGTCGCCAGAGACTTTGAGGGTATTTGTCAACACCTTTTTGGCAGAAACGTGGGAAGATGAGGGGCAAACAGTCGGAGACATTGATTTCCAAAGCCGCGAAGCTGATTACAGCCACACACTGCCGGATGACGTTGTGGTCGTCACAGCTGGCGTTGACGTGCAGGATGACCGGCTAGAGTTGGAAATTGTCGGATGGGGCCGCGATGAAGAAAGTTGGTCGATTGATTACAAAACGCTGTATGGCGATCCATCAACGCCGCATCTGTGGAATGATCTTGATAACATCCTCAAAGGCAGCTTTGTGACCGAAAGTGGGCGACAGCTGGGCATTCGAGCGGCTTGCATCGACAGTGGTGGTCATTACACGCAAGCTGTCTATAATTTCGTCAGGCCACGCGAAGGCCGCCGCATTTTTGCCATCAAAGGTATGGGCGGTGAACAGCGGCCACTTGTATCTCGACCGACAAAAAATAATATTGGCAAGATTAAATTGTTCTCGATTGGCACATTTCCAATCAAGGAATTGATTTTTTCGCGTCTTAGGATACAATCAGAGGGTGCGGGCTATTGCCATTTTCCGGCGGGAAGGTCAGACGAATACTATCAGCAGCTGGCTAATAGTGAAAAAATCGTCACCAAATATCACAAAGGGTTTCCACGCCGCGACTTTGTTAAGACCCGCACAAGGAACGAGGCACTAGATTGCCGCGTGTACGCATATGCGGCTTTGTGTATCTTGTCGCTGAATATTAACGCTGTTGCCGATAGGGTCGTCAATGCGCCGGAACCAGAACCAACACCGCAGCCGCAACAGCCGAACCCACTGGCCCGCCGACCACGGCAAGGCGGCTTTGTTAATAACTGGCGGTAAATAATGGCAAACAGATTTGATGTAGACGAGGCACCTGACGGTCAAGCACCCGAAACCATCGTCATCGGCGATTATCTTCTTTGGAAACGCTCCGACCTTGTGGATGATTATCCGCTGGCCGACTATTCAATGGAATATGTCGCCCGCATCACAGCCGGTGGATCAACAGAGATAAAGGTTCCAGCCACAGAGACAGGCGGCACATATGTCTTTGAGGTAGATAGCGCAACAACTGCAACATATGCGGCGGGCTTTTATCACTGGCAATTAGAGGTCACGCAAACCGCTACCGGCAATCGGGTGGTCATCGAGCGTGGCACGTTCACCGCTGTCGAAGATTTGGACGTCAACGGCGCAGACCCGCGCACTCACGCCGAAATAATGATCGACAAAATCGAAAGCATCCTGCAAGGCAAGGCCGATGCAGATGTTTCAAGCTATTCGATCAACGGTCGTTCGCTGACCAAGATGTCATATGAAGAATTGATCCAAGCGCGTGATTACTACCGCAAGGAATATGCAAAAGAGCGGGCAAAAGAACGCGCAGAAGCCGGTGAAACAACCGGCCAAACTGTCCTAGTGAGGTTTTAACAATGGGCATCTTTGACTTTTTCAAAGCAAAGCCTCAACCACGCAAGGCGGTTCGGGCTTATCACGGTGCAGACACTGGCAGATTGTTCAGTGATTTCATATCCAGCAGCCGATCAGCCGACAGTGAAATCAAGCCGTCATTGCGTATTTTGCGCGATAGATGCCGCGAAATAAGCCGCAATCACCCATATGCCCGCCGCTATCTGCAAATAATGACCACAAATGTGGTCGGGGCCGCCGGTGTGCGGATACAGGTTCGCAAGCGCAATGATGATGGTTCGCTTGACAGTGTTGGCAACCGGATCATCGAACAAGCGTGGCAGGCGTGGGGCCGTGCTGGTTTTTGCACAGTCGATGGCCGGATGTCGTGGTCGCAAGCGCAGAGGTTGTTCATTGAAACACTGGCCCGCGATGGC